ATCGTGCTGCAGCGCCTCGACGCGCGCCGCGAGTTCTGGAAATTCCACGAGCACCAGCTCCTTGGCGGCGTCCCTGAAGTCCTGAATGTAGGATCGGATGCGCATGGACTTGCCGCCATCGTTTCCGTCAGTGTCGCGCACGTAGAGCGGCGACATAGGATGAGCGCCAGTCACGAGAGCGTTCAGGACTTCTAGCGCGCCAGCGGTGGGCATGAGCGGGTCTGCGCCCTTCAGTTCGTTCCCGGCAAGCTGCACGTATCGGCTGTAGGCCGCAGGGTAGTTCTCAAGGTTCAGCTCTACTCCACCACTGAAGCTAACCAGCTTCGCTGGGCGCCCAACGGGGGAACCGAGGCGCAGTAGCTCCGCGTCGATCGGCTCTGTGGTATCCCGCGAGCCGTACACCGGCACGAGCAGATCGTACAGCGGTCCGAGGTGCGATCCGTAGGAGATGGGCCGGCCCCAGAGATCGTACTTGATGGGCAGGTTCTTCGAGAGCCCAGGCGTGCGAGAGCGCTGCACGTCGATGGCATCAACTACCTCTCGCTGCACAGGATCCAGGAGTGCCCGGTTTATCTGAGCGACTCCAGTCGGCACAACGGCTCCGAACGTGCGGTTCACAAACGCTTCCGCGTATCGCTGAGGATCGCTCATCGCTTCCACCAAGCCGGCAACTCCGCTCATGTACTGCTGGCTAGTAACCTGGTTAGCGATCGCCATTGTGGTTGCGATGGCGAGATCATCCAGGTCCTTGTTCTCATCCCCGAAGTCTGCCATCGACAAGATCTCGGTCACGTTCGCGGCCATGCCGATCGATGTTGCCACGGGCTCCATGCCACGATATGAGAAATACTGATCTCCGACCTTGACACTGTACGGGCGCCAGCCCGTGCGCATCAGCGTCTCGCGCTCAGCTGGATTTGATGGCCCCTCTCCTGTGATCATGCCGCGCATCGCCATGTCGCCGAACGTCATAAGGATCGCCGTGCCAGTAAGCATGCGCGAATACGCGAGATCAGAACGCGCACCGCCTGCTTTCAGGTCCGCTTGCACAGACTTCATCGCGAGCGCCAGAGGCGTGCGCTTGAAGACGTAATTGCCGATGTTGTACGGCGTGCGTGCGAACGGCATCGCCAGCCTGCCGATCACTGGCACCCGTTGCGTCTTCTGCATCCAACCGTAGATGGCGGAGTCCTGCGCGTTTCGGCTGAACGTCACATCCTCGGCGTGCAGACGCGCGGCGAGCATCATCGACTCTTCCGGATTCGTCTTCAGCTCCGCGAGCCGATCAGTGAACTGCTCAGGCGTGAGCTTCCCTGCGCGAAGCTCATGCGTTGCCTTTCGGAGCGCCTGCGCATGCAGCTCTGCCTTGTACCCGATCGACTTGAATACTTCATCGGACGCCGCGAGCGCGCGCGTCGGAATGCGCGTGCCAGAGTCGATGTAGGAGAGCACACGCCCAAGTGGCGTGTCGCGGCTCATGCCTAGCCGCTCTGGATCCAGGGCACCCATCTCTGGCAGCTCGAGCTTGCCAACTCCGAAGCTCGAGCGCCCAGTCAAGAGCGCTTCCTTGAATGCGCTCCTGCCCTTGGCGCCGACCCGGAAGGCGTCTTTGAAGCCCTCGATCGCACCGAACAGATACGCCAGCGCCTCACCATCAGCGACAGCTGGATCCATACCGCCAGCGCGTCCGATCAGATTCGCAACCTTGCGCTCGTACATCTGCTGCACAAGCACTGCTGATTGCGAAAGCATGTTGCGGGCGTGGGTATGCGGTCCCGAGAGGAGCGAGAAGTACCAGAGCTGGCGCACTGCACCTGCCGTCTTCGCCCAGTTGGACCCGTAGATGAACTTGTCGAGCTCGGCAACCTGGCCTTTGCGGCTGAGATTCAGCACGCCTTCGGCCAAAGCGGCCGTCTTGCCGGATTCGTGCTGCAGAAGTGCAGAGTACGAATCCATCTCCGCGGAGAAGTCGAGTCCTGTCTCGCCTACGGGAATGCGCCAAGACGCGAGCGCGCGCGCCGTCTCTGTGCGCGCAGCAATCACCTGCTCCTGAATCGTCGCATGGACCGCCAGCGCCTTCCGGAATGCCACCGCCGCAGCAACATCGCCAGGCGCAGCCTGTACCTGTTGCGCCATCTGCAGGACATGGCTGCCGGAGCGCACCCACAGCTCGCGCACCGCGACGCTCTGCTCGGCGTTGAGAGGCTCTCCCTTGCGACGACTGTTCAGCGTCTCCCACGCATTCGTGGTTTCCGCGTCGAGCTTGGTCTGCTCAAAGGTCCTCTTCCTGCCGCGCCTAGCGGTGTCAATCCGTGCCGCATCCGCGTCTGCGATCTTCTGGAGAACGGCCTTTATGTCATCGGCTGTGTCGATTCGCGACCAGTTGATGAAGATGTCGGCCTTATCCTTTGACGCGCCCTCTGCGGTCTGTGCCGCTCCTAGCTTAACGAGAGACTCGGACGGTGCACCGCCTTGTAATTCTTTGAAGCGATCACGCTGGATAGCCGTGGTCGTCTCGATCTGCTTGATCTCGCGATCGGCCTGTGCTGCAACATCCTGCAGCTGTGTTCTGGCCCTGCGCGATGCCCGTACTGTCTTGAGCCCGAGCAGAACGGAATCCGTCAGAACGCCCACACCTGCGCCGTCGAGCGTGCGCTTGAGACGCGATACAAGCGCCGGATCATCCTCTTCTACTGCCAGGAACTCCGTGATCGGATTGGCGAGCTCTGGCACCTGCTGAATGAGATTCGACAAGCCTTGCTCGCTTGCGTCGAACGCCGCGAAGTCCGCAACGGCCCCCTTCAATGCCTGTGCAGCGTAGGCTGAACCTCTCGTACCGCGAGCCACGAGCATCTGAATCGGCTTGAGTTTCCCTGCGCCGGCGAATCCGGAAAGGAATTGAGCAGCTGAACGGATCGCGGCGCCTGTAGCCGTCGCGGCGCCTGGCGTGGTTGGAAGCTGCAGCGGTTCCGCCGCGCGCACATCTTCTGTGCCACCGAACCGCACGCCTTCAGCGTCTAAGATCAGACCTGGATTTGGCAAGCCATCAGATAGATCTCTGGCAAGCTGCAGAGCGCTGTTCGCCATGTCGATCACGCCGCCCACGGCCTGCACAGGCGCCTCGACTATACCAAGGCCGGTATCCTTCGCCGCACGTCCGATAGCCGAGCCCTTCGGCTGCTCACCTGCTCTTGGCTTCGGCAGTCGTTTCGGATCAATCTCCTGCGGCGGCAAGTCGCGCAGCGCCCACTGCAAGGCGGACTCGTCCATGACCAGCTTCACGTTCTCTGAATGAAGCTGTCCCGTATCGCGGTCACCTCCATCGAACGCGGGGACGATCTCCTGTAGCAGGCTGGGCTCTGGAGCTGTTTGCGGCGCGCTCATGGCGTGCCCTTCTGAGCGCCCACACGTTCGCGGCGCTTCAATAGCTCTTCCCACCGCATCAAGTTCTGCGAGCGCCGTACCAGCTCCGCCTGGTTCGTCTCATCGAGCACCTGAATGCCTGTAGTCGCTCCTAGCGCCGCAGCATTCTCCTGCTTGAAGCGCATGATGTCGTCAAGCGTCTTCGGAAGCTGCGAGTTTGCGATCGGGATATCAGAGATATCGATATAGAGCGATGAGGCCACGATGGCATCCGCAAGCGTGTCCGCATCCGTCTGCGTCATATCTGGATGCGCGATCAGTTCCTCCAAGAAGCGCCGCTTGGCATGAGCCGAGCGGTTCTGCGCTATGAACCGATCTCTCGCAGGCAGCATCGCCTCGCCAACTCCAAGCGATTCACGCAGGAAGCCGAGTTGCTTGCTGTAGCGATTCTCAAGTGACGCAGCGATCCGCACTTTCTCCATGTCGCCAGAGCCTAGCGCGCCGTCCAGCACAGCCTGCGCGGCCTCATCAACCGCACCGCCATCCCCTGATTCTGCGCGCCTCACGAGATCCAGAAATAGCACAGGATCGGACGAGGCGTCGCGTATGAAGCCACCGTTCGCGACGATGTTCGTCGCCTTCTCCAGTTGCTCCGTTGTCAAGTCGGCCGCGGCAGCATCCACATCCGCATCCGTGATCCCCGCGCCGCCTGGCCTGGCACGGCGGATCAAATCCGTGAACGCGACCCTTGCTCGCTCCTTGACCGCAGCCTTAGCTGCAGTTGCCCTGGCCTTGTCCTCCTGGACCTTCCTGCGCAACGCTCTCTCGTCTTCTCTCTGGCCCTCCTCGATCAGGATTTCGCGGCGTTCTGGGCTAAGGTTGAAGTCGCCATCAAGCAGGCGCCGCACACCATCTGCGGCATTGCCTTCTCGGAACATGCGCCGCACTGCGGCCATCTCTATGTTGCCCAGGAATGCCTGCGCCTGATTGACGCCGTCCTTGTCTGACAACACGCCTCGGTCTACTGCCTCTGCGATATCCGTTAGAGCTTCTCGTAGTATCGCCTGCCGGTCGTGTTCTGTGGTCGCGCGGCCTGCGTTGAAGCCGTATTGCTCAAGCGTAATATCGAGGTTCGCGCGAGCCCTGCCGATTCGACCAGCATTTGCGCCCTCGGCCAGCGTGAATTGGATGCGATCAGCCATCTGGCTAGCGCGCAATTCGTAGTCTTTTGCGTATGCAGTCTTGCCGAGCTGCTTGTTCCCTTCTGCCTGGATGCGCTGGCGCTCTTTCCTGAAACGCTCAACCTGCGTGTCGTAGTCCGTATCGGAGGCGAAGGACAGCTGCAGATCGAGGAGCTTCGATTGGGTCTCGGCGAAGACCCGATTCGCCTCGGAGCGCTGGTATGTATCCGCCACCCTCGTGCCAATCTCAGCCACCTGCGACATGGCGCGCCCAAGCGCCTCGCCGCCCCCGAAGTCCTCCGTCGGCACAGGCGCCCGCAGCTGCGGCGCTGGAGCCGCTGCAGGCTCTATCCGCGGAATCCGTGGCATCTAGAACTTCCCGCTCAGCTGGGCATACGTCCCGGCAGAGCCAGCTGCGCCAGACAGCAGGCTCGCTCCTGCAGCTGTGCGCTTGGCCCTGCCTGTTGCGCCGGCAGCCTGACGCTGCAACATCTGGTAATCGACCCGCCGCGCGCCCTCCAGACGCAGATTGAAGATCTCGCGCTCGAGCTCCGCCGCGTTGGCAGCCAGCACCTCGAGCGGTGAGCCCTCGAGCCGGACGCCGGCCTTCGCATAGGCCGTCCGCTGCGACGCCAGCTCGCGCTTGGCAATCCGGCGCCTGCGGTCCTCCTCGATCGCCGCCTGCTCCGCCAGCACGCGAGCGTTGAAGTCGGCAGCATCCTCGGCCGCTTCCTGCTCGGCGCCGGCCTGCTTGTACTGCGAGTACGCGGAGTACCCGGCCCCAGCCAGGCTCAGCGCAGCGATTGCACCAGCAGCGCCCATCTATCCCTCCGCTACCGTGATCTCAGGCATGAGCGCCACGATGCCGCACGGGAACGGGCTCGCGTGGTAGAGCGTGATCCTGGCGTCACGGTCGCGCTCGGTGCCTTTCGGCCACGGCTTGATCGTGGTGTCGCCCGTGTAGCGCGTCACCACCGCCCCGGCCGGGTCGAAGTTGTCCCGCAGCGCCAGCAGCTCCATCTTCGTCACGTCTTTGACGGGCCCGAAATAGAGCCCGGCTCCGGTCTCGTACAGCCGCATCACCACCTGCGAGACCCGCCTGCGTCGGCCCTGCGCGGAGCCCTTCGCCGCACCCGCCTCGAGCCGCATGGTCTGAAGCCACGCCTCGAACTTCAGGCCGATCTGAAAGACGCTGGCCGAGGTTAGGCCGGTGATCTTCCCGGTCGCGCCCACCGTCTTGTCCGCCTGCTGAGCACCGTCCCCGAGAACCTGGACCGTCTGCCCGCGAAGGTGGTAGAGCCCGGAAAGCGATGTCGTCGGCGCAGCGTCATAGGTGAGGCACGAGTCGACGAACTTCCCATCCTCGAGCGCGTCGCTGGAGCGCCAGAGCCTCGCGAGCCGCTCGACGTACTGCCGCGTGCCTCCGTCGATGGTGCGGGAGACGATCAGCCAGACTTGGTCCTCGTCCTCCACGGAATCCGGTATGACAGCGACAGACTCCACTGCAGCAGCAGTCCCGCCAATGACGATCTTGTGCCAACCGACTACCTCCTGCGCCCGCTCGTATGTCAACGCACGAAAAGAGCCGTCCTCCATCCACGCCAGCACGAGACGGGAGGGCTCCTGCTGGATGGACATTCCCTTCACAATGCCCATGGTCATATGGTCCGCCAGCACCGTCATGTCCGGCGCAGCGTAGGAATCGCTCTCGAACTGGTAGACGAACTCGCGGATCTTGCGGCCCGCGCGCTGCGTGAACAGGACCACGTTCTCGACAAGCACCGGCCGTACAGCGGCGCGGCTCCCGTGGTTCGTGTGCCGCACGATGCGGACGTTCGTCGCCGTTAGCGCCTCTTCCTGCGAAGACGCCGACGCGATGAACTCGCCGCCAGACGCCCCGATGGCGAGCACCTTGCCGGACGCCAGCCACTCTATGACGTTCAGGTCGTCCGTGTTCAGCGTGTAGGCGATGGACGATTCATCGTCGTCGCTCACCTTGTGGTTCTCGTAGTCGCCAGGCCGGCTCATCCACACCGTTTGAGGGTCGCGCTCGCTGCCGGCGAAGATCAGGCGGTCCTCAAAGAACGTCGTGCAGCGCGGGAAGCCATACTCGTCATTCCACGCACTGATCGCCCAGTTGCGCGTGCGGACCTTGACGCTCCCGCCGTCAAGGCTCGTCGTGCCAGTGGCCGAGTCCTCTTGCCGGCAGACTGTTATCGGGACCGGGCCATAGGTCAGGTTGCCAGAGACAGCCACCGGATCCTGGTCAGCAGGCACGTAGCAGCGTGCGATACCGCCATTGAGCACATCTACGATGCGCAGATAACTGGCGCCGTCGTGCAGGAACGTCCACCCAACCGATGTCCCAGCATCAGGGCCATCGAACTCTTCTTGCCCGAGCACCGTATGAATCGGCGGCAGCGCCGTTCCTGCCGCTGGCGTCGTGCCTCCATCGGTGCAGATGTAGAAGTTGCCCTCGTGCCGAACCATATCCGGAGGCTGCGGCGAGCCGTCGTTGTCGGCGACGTTCTGCGCACCCATGCCAGCGTACCAGGCATCGATCGGCGACCAGTCCAGCGAGCGGCTCTTCGCTGGCTCGCGTAGCTTGATGAACCCATCTGGAGCGAGCGCAGCAACGAAGATGCCTTTCGCGTCCAGATCGGATACCCGGCAGCACAGCCCCTTAAGCGGCGTCGTGTCGTATGCCGTGTAGCCGGTGAACCCAGTGCACTCGAACGTAGAGCCGCCCGTCACCGTGATCGTGAAGACGCGGTTGTTCGCCTGTTTCGTGCCGCCCAGCCCGTAGAGCAGCACCGTGTAGCCCGTGCTCCAGCCATGCGCCGAGCTCGTCGTGATCGTGGCCGTATCAGCAACGATGCTCATGGTATTGATCTCGAACGCGAGCCCTGGCACGTTCGCAGCGACGATCCCTAGCGGCAGAGCCTGGCACGTCCCGGAGAACACGCCGTAGCCCGAACTGTTCACGTCCGCGTAGCTGTCAGGATCGGCCAGCGTGAACGCGCTCGCGCCCGTCACCTTCACCTTGTAGACGCCGTCGTCAACCTCGGTCATCCCGGAGACGCCGAGAAGGAACACCTCATCTCCGCTCGCGAGCCCGTGCGCTGCGCTCGTCGTTACCGCCGCAGCGGCCGCGTTCGTGATGGCCGTGACCGTAATCGGCGAGCCAGTGCGCCCGAGAGGGAACGAGCCCAGCCCGGGCGTGCTCGAGTCTCCCATCAGCCCATCGAAGAAGACCTCAAGATCCTTGTCGTCGTTCTCATCACGGAACGCAGGCCAGTCGAAGGCGACCTTCTCGAGCGTCCACGCTGCGTCCGCTGTCCGCGAGAGCTTGTACGGAGTGAAGTCAGGGTGCGCCAGGTAGAGCACGTCGGCGCTCTGCGCCCACGATGCCAGCGCAGCAAGGTCCGTGTGCGCGTATGGCGTCGCCGGCTCGTAGATGCGCGCAGCTGTCCCGCTGCTCGACCACGCCGTCCAGGTGCTCGAGTCGATCGCCGCGCCAGTGTACGGGTCCTTCGCCTCGAAGTCGTTGGCGGTGACGTTCGCGACCAGGAACTCGCGGTTATTCAGTTCCGTGGTGCCCACCACGCCCGTAATGAGCACGCGGTCGCCGTTCGCGAATGGGTGCCCTGTCGCCAGGATTGTGGTCGTCGCGCCAGTCGTCACGCCGTCGAGTGTGTCGCTGGCATCCGTGATGATCGCGTTGTTCCTGTAGACGCGCAGGTAGTAGTCGCCGAACTCCAGCACGTAGGCAGCAGCCGTGCTCTGCTTGAACGGCACGAGCTTGACCGTCTTCGTGGAGTCCTTCACCGGATGCACGAACATCGTGCCGCTGCGCTTGATCGCAGGACCCTGCACGGTTGGAACGAAATTCTCGAGGACCTTGCAGCCGCTCTGGTACTTCGCGAGGTCAACACGGCCCTCGAGAAGCGGCGATAGCTCGCCAGCGTTGAAGCTGGTCAGGATCGGCGCAGCCTCGGCCATGCCTCAATACCGGGCCAGCACCCAGGACGATTCCCGGAAGCCCTTGCTGGAGCCCTCCTGCCCGTCGCTCATGCGCGCCTGCAGCATGATCTGCTGATACTGCTGCTCGTAGAGCTGGCGCTTCGTTCCGGAAAGCTCTGGCAGCTCCTCCATCAGCTCGACCGTCAGACGGGCCGCGAGAGCCGAGACCAGCAGCGGGTCGTACTTGCTCTCATCCTCTTCCTTCTTGATGTACCGGACATGGATCGTCTCGTCCTCATCGCAGAGGATGAAGCCGTTCTCGACTACCCAGCTGTTCTCCTCAAGGTCCTGCACTTCGAGCAGCCGCAGGCAATCCGTCGGCAGCGCATACATGTGCCCGTAATCCCAGTCAGGCACAGCCCGAACCGTACCGCCTGTGCCGTCCGTGTAGGACGTACCGTCCACGTCGACCAGCTCCTCATCCTCGAGCCTGAAGTCGTTTGCGTTGAGGCTGGTGTCGGAGACGCGGAAATACTTGTCGTTGATCTCCGTCATCGTCGCGACGCCAGTGATGAAGATGCGCTGGCCGGCGATGTAGGCGTGCCCGGTGCAAGCGACCTTGAGCGGATTCAGGTTGTCCGTCGAGATAATGGCCTTCGCAGCGACCTCGGACAGCGTCTTGCGCACCGTCGCGCAATTCCACGGGTGCGCGCGCAGCACCTCATCACGCACAAGCAACCACGCGCTGCTGCAGGCGTAGCCGCTCTCGGTGGCATCGGAGAGGGCCGTAATCCTCGGCATCCCGAGCCGAGATAGACTCCGATTGCAGATGTCGATATCGGAGGCCACGCTGGCCCCTTACGTAACGGCAGCGGTCAGATTGATGAACCCCCAGTAGAGCCGGTCGAACTGCTGCATGAGCATCCACAGCGGCGTGGTCGGGTCGTAGATGACCACGAGGTCATGCTGCAGCGTCGAGGTGCCTGCACCTGCGAAAACCGCATTCGGCTGCACAGCCCTGGCGTCAGTCGTGGAGACGCCTGAGAGCTCGACTCCAGGCAGGATCCCCACCGTATCCGCAGCATCCCCGAGATGGCTGAGCGAGAGCTTGTCGCCGGCCCAGTCCACTCCGAGGATGACGAGCGTTGGGGCAGGATGATTGACCATGTAGTTCATGATGGCGAGCCGCGCCTTGAGCATGAGGGCCGAAATCACTCCCTTGCTCACGGCGTCGTTGTAGGCGATGAGAACGTTCTCGCCGAGTGGATGGACTGCCTTTGGCCCTAGAGATGGCCGGCGCCTGGACGGCGTCCTACGGGGTGCGCCAGGTGACGGAGGCG